ACTATCACGAAAACACCCGCCGTAGCGGGTGTGGTGGTCACAGGGCAAACCGGCCACTGGCCACTAACTCTTCTATATGGGCGCCGACTGTTGCGTGGCCCATGAAGTCAATGACATTGCAATATGCATCGTCGCAGTCTTTGATTCGTTCATCTTGGTCGAACATACAGGCCAGAATAATTGCCTCCCAATCTATTTCCACGTGCGCGAGCATTTCCCGAAATAGCGTTTTTGATTCTATACGATGTACCATTTTCAATTCTCCATTAGGTTTTAGGAAACCCTCCACCGAATCGGTGGAGGGGTGAGGGTCAAAGCGGAAAATGCTCGCGGGTTATAAACTCAACGTCAATGTGTCCATTGTCATTGGATAAGCCAGGATTCGCCTTGGTGAATTGTGCGAGGGTTGCCGGAACATCATCGCGATGCATAAAGCGAGTGAAAAGGGTTCGCCATTGTCCGGTCAATCGCCCATGTTGATCAGGTTCGCCATTGGACACAAAAAATTTGATTGTCAGGCGTCCCATGAGTTCGGGATATTGTTGCATTTTCAATTCTCCATTAGGTTTTAGGAAACCCGCCCGATCAATCGGGCGGGTTCGCGAGGTTTATTCCTTGAATTCGGAATCAATTTCCACCGCGAGGTCAATCAACGCGCCGACCTGCGAATCGCGATTCAAGAGGCGGGCTTGCTGAATCGCCTTGCGATAGGTGTCCAACAATTCTTTGTCGGTGGTGGTCGTAACCTTGCCCGCCTTCTTGGGGTCGGTCGCGCTACCCTTTGTGTTTTCCGCTTTATCGGCTTTGGGTGTACGCTTCGACCAAGGCAAGAGGCGCTCGGTATCTTGAAACAGACGCGGTGTCCATTCAATGTTGAAATGCAAGGCGCGCATCGCCGATTGTGCATAGTTGGTAAACGTGCGTTTATCCATTGTCCCTTCGCCTTCGCAAGCGTCAATTACGACTTGCGATTCGCGAATCGCTTTGCCCAATGCGGTGCAAGTGGCTTGGTCACGTTTGCCAGTCGCGAGGAAAACCTCATCGACATAGGCTTGCATATGCAAGCGGATTGTTTCAGACAACGTGGCGGATGCCGTGTCGAAAACCTCATGGGCGCCAATGATGGCGGTGGCGCGTTGGTCAAACGCGGGAAAGACCGATTGTGACTTAGACATAGATTACTCCATTGATGTCTGTTGATTTACATATCGGTTCAGGCGAATTCCTGAACCGATGACTCTATTGTGCATTAAATCTAATGGAATGTCAAGAACTAACAGTTAGTTCCCGAAAACCTCTGGGGCTTGACCCACCCTATCCCCATGCCCCCGAATGGGCTTTGGAGTCCCGCCGCCGCGCTTACGCTGAGTGTTGCATCCGCTACCACCGCAAAACCCATCACTACTGTATAAAACCACAGCCCTGGCCAAAAAGTCCCAGTCCTCCAGACCCACCCCCCTTCATATAGGGAAAGCCCCCCGTCAAAAATAAAATGCACACTGCGAAAAAATACAGTACACTCCTGCCAACAAAGGAGTGCGATTCCCTCCATGTACACACCAGTCATCGACTACGACGTTCCCCTGGCGGATTTCACGCCAACCTTCACTTCCCTGGAAGAGCGGGTCAATGCCGCCTACTCAACGCTCATGATGCTTGAAGTGGCCCCGGACGGCGAGCTGACCAAGGACGACCGCGACCGCGCGATCAAGGGATTCCAGACCGGCCGCATGGCCGAAGACGACCTGTCCAACCCCGCCATCGTTGTGCAGACCAAGGCCATACTGGATGAATACTCAGTAGCCGTGGTGGAGTCCGCATTACAGCTGCGAAACTTCGTGACCAACAAATTGGTGCTGCTGGCCGAGAACAAAGACCCGCGGGTGCAGCTGCGCGCCCTGGAGATGATCGGCAAGATCAGCGACGTCGGGCTGTTCACCGACAAAACCGAGATCACGATGCGCCATCGGCCGACCGAAGAGCTGGAACAGATGCTACGTGAGCGCCTGACCAAGGTAATTGAGGGCTCCGTGTTCGAGCCCACTGCCAGCAAACAGCTGGATATGGACGTTACGGACGTAACAGGCCGCGAGTAAGCCGCGCCACACCCAAAAATCCCCCATGCTGCCCAATATTCTCGACAAACAGACGCTGGAACGGGTCATAAAGGGTGCTTCCAAGGAGGAAGCGGCCGAACTTTTGGCCATGATGGAGGTTTTGGAAGAGAGAAAGCGTGCCAGCATCTGCCAAAACGACTTTTTGGCCTTCATTGCAGCCATTGACACCAATTACAAGTTCGGCGCGCACCTAAAACGCCTCGGCGGGCTGCTGATGGACGTCGAACGGGGCATGAAAGAGCGAATTGCGGTGTCCATGGCGCCTCGTATGGGCAAATCGCAGATGATTTCCATCTATTACCCGGCCTGGTACCTCGGCCGGCACCCCGATCACAAGGTCATTGTGGCCTCCCACACTGCTGATTTGGCGGTGGTCATGGCCCGCAAGGTGCGAAACCTCATCAACACCCCGGAATACCAAAAAATCTTTCCAGGAACGCGCATCGCGGCGGACGCCAAGGCGGCTGCGCAGTGGAACACGACGGCCGGGGGCGAATATTTCTCGATCGGTGTGGGCGGCGCGCTGGCCGGCCGGGGTGCACACCTCATCATTGCCGACGACCCGCTGTCTGAACAGGACATCAAGGCGGGAAACACGACCTCCCTGGACAGCACGTACGAATGGTTCACGGCCGGCTTGCGTACTCGCTTGATGCCCGAGGGGAAAATCTGTGTTCTGCATACCCGGTGGCACCAGCGGGACCTGATCGGCCGCCTGCTCAAAGACAGCGCGCAGAACGACGGCGGCGACGTGTACGAGCCGTTCGAGTTTCCAGCCATACTGTATGAACATACAGATAATGAGAAGTCTATCTGGCCGGAGCAGTGGTCGATTGAGTCCCTGCAACAGACCCGGGCGTCGATGCACCACATCATGTGGCAATGGTACGCGCAGTACCAGCAGAACCCCACGGCCGCGGAAGCTGCCATTATCAAGCGCGACTGGGTCAAGTGGTGGACCAAGGAAGACCCGCCCAAGATTCAGTTCATCGTGCAGTCCTACGACACGGCGCTCACAACCAAGGAGCGGTCTGACTTCTCGGTGTGCCATACATGGGGTGTATGGTTCGATGAGGAAACCAACCAAACCAACGTGATCCTGCTCAACCGGGTCAAGGGCAAGTACGAGTTCCCCGAGCTCAAGCAAATGGCGCATGAGCAGTACGAGGAATGGGAGCCCGACAGCGTGATCATCGAAGCGAAAGCAAGCGGTCAGCCGCTCATTGACGAAATGAAACGGTCTGGTATATTTGTCCAGGACTTCGCGCCGGGCAAAGGGCAAGACAAGATTGCCCGGGTGAATGCAGTGTCAGACATGTTTGCCGCCGGACACGTATGGTTCCCAGAGACCGCTTGGGCAGCTGCTACGGTTGAAGAGATTTTGGCGTTTCCCGCAGGCGAGAATGATGACGAGGTGGACGCAATGACGCTGGCACTGATGCGTATCCGCAAAGGCGGCTTGCTTGATCTGTCCACCGACAAGCACGACAACACGCCGTTCCAAGCCCCGCGCAGGCCGGCGTACTACTAAGGGAACACCATGGACGTAGAACAGAAATTTCAGGAGTTCGAGGCGCTGGCCAAACCGCTGATTGCGTGGCTAAACGTAAACACAAACCCCCATACCAGAATCATCATTGACGCAACGAGCGCCGAAGTTGTTGACGGGCAGTATGGGCTTCACACCGACGAGTTCCTGAAGGATTGATCATGGAAAAAAGTATCTACGCCGCCCCGCTGGGCCTCGACTCAATCGTCCCCGACGAGTTTGACCAGGGTCCGGCCCTCGAAATTGAGATTGAAGACCCTGAAGCCGTGCACATTGGCATGGACGGGTTGGAGATTGATCTTGAGCCCGGCGGGGCTGAGGTAGAGCTGGAGCCGTTCGACGCCAACCTGGCTGAATACATGGACGAGGGAGAGCTGCAAAAGGTCGGCTCTGAGATCATGGAGTTGGTCGAGGCAGACATCACGTCTCGCAAAGACTGGGTAGAAATGTACGTGAAGGGCCTTGAGGTCCTGGGGATGAAGTATGAGGAACGTACGGAACCGTGGAACGGCGCTTGTGGTGTATTTTCGACGCTACTTACCGAAGCAGCTGTCCGCTTTCAGAGCGAGACGATTATTGAAACGTTCCCGGCCGCTGGCCCCGTTAAAACTGAAATTGTTGGAGCGATCAACCGTCTCAAGGAAGAGGCCGCCGAGCGTGTTCGGGACGACATGAACTACCAGCTCACCGAGGTGATGACTGAGTATCGCCCCGAGCATGAGCGCATGCTGTTCAACCTGGGCCTGGCAGGTGCAGCATTCAAAAAAGTGTATTACGACCCCAGCCTGGAGCGCCAGGTCGCCATCTTTGTGCCGGCTGAAGAGCTCATCATGCCGTACGGCGCGGCCAACGTGCGCAGCTCAGAGCGCGTCGCGCACCTGATGCGCAAAACCAAGAATGACATCCGCAAGCTGACGGTGGCTGGGTTCTACGTAGAAGCCGACCTGGGCGAGCCCATGACGCTCACCACCGACATCGAGAAGAAGAAAGCGGAAGACCAAGGTTACTCCCTGACTGACGATGACCGGTATCACGTCTACGAAGTCCACCTGGACTACGACCTGCCGGGCTACGAAGACCCTGATGAGATCGCGCGGCCGTACGTGATCACCATCGACCGGGGCACCAACAAGGTCCTGGCCATCCGCCGTAACTGGGACGAGGCCGATCCCAAGAAACTCAAACGACAACACTTTGTTCAGTATGACTACGTTCCTGGTTTTGGCGCTTACGGTTTTGGCTACATTCATCTTATCGGTGGGTATGCAAGAGCCGGTACTTCTCTCATTCGCCAGCTTATTGATGCTGGTACTCTGTCTAACCTTCCCGGAGGACTGAAGTCCCGCGGCCTGCGCGTGAAGGGTGACGACACCCCGATCGCTCCTGGAGAGTTCCGTGATGTTGATGTGCCAAGCGGCTCGATCAAAGACAACATCATGGCGCTGCCATACAAAGAACCAAGCCAGGTGCTGGCTGGGTTGTTGGACAAGATCACTGACGAGGCGCGCCGCCTGGGCTCGATCGCCGACATGAACGTGTCGGACATGAGTGCGAATGCTCCGGTGGGTACCACGCTGGCCCTGTTGGAACGGCAGCTCAAGACCATGTCGGCCGTGCAGGCGCGCGTGCACTACAGCATGAAGCAGGAGTTCAAGCTCCTCAAAGGCATCATCCGCGACTACGCCCCCAAAGAGTACGAGTTTGACCCCGCCAGCGGCGACCGCATGGCCAAGCAGGCGGACTATGACTCGGTGGACGTGATCCCGGTGTCCGATCCCAACAGCGCCACCATGGCGCAGCGGATCATGCAGTACCAAGCTGTGATTCAGCTGGCCCAGGGCGCCCCTCAGATTTATGACTTGCCCGTGCTGCACCGCCAGATGATCGAGGTGCTGGGCATCAAGAACGCTGACAAGCTGGTGCCGATCGAGGACGACATGAAGCCGCGCGACCCTGTGTCGGAGAACATGGCCTTCCTGACAGGCAAGCCCACCAAGGCGTTTATCTACCAGGACCACGACG